GCTGCCATGATGTTCTGCTCCATAGCACGGACATAGGCGCCAGCTATGTGGTTGAGTGTCTTCGGCCCGGCACTGATGCCTTGACCTGCCTTGACGTTGCCGTCATCATCGAGTCGGAGCCAGCCATTGGGGCGAAGCTCCGCCTTGCACTGCTGTTTAAGGTGGAATTTGTGCCGGGCGGTGTTGGAATAGCTGTCCCCGACAATGCCCTCGTCCTGGTTGATTCCCTTGAGGATGATACGCGCAACCTGTTCACCGGCAGCGAGATCGAGCTGTTCTTGGGTGACGGGTTTTAGTTTGGCCGGGTCCACGAACTTGCAGAAACCCTCCCACATGTCATCAGCATAAGCTTGCGCAAGGTTTGGAGGAAGGACCATGTCCCGACCTCCATAGCGTACGACCATGGTGTGCAACGTGCTGGTTACGTTCTGAACCTTAGTCGGTGAACCTCTGAGCCGGGTCATTTGACAGTATTCCCTGGGGTGAGTGAAGTTGAACATGATGGCATTGTTGAGCGGAATGATCATTTTTCCCCTGGTATGCACAACTCCAAGGTCGTGGTGGACCCTCTCGCGCGCTAACTCGGCAACGGACGCAGTGGTAGGAGCGACTTTCTGCAGCACCTCTTCAACCTGAGCCGCATTGACTTCCTGATAGGATAGGCCGGTGATGTTGGGTCGCTTCCTGATCTCGGGCTCATTCCTGTTGTGCACGACGTCTGCCGGGGCTATGTGACGGCCGAAGACAGCATTATTGATGAGATAAGCGTCTGGCACAACATAGTCCGCCTTGCCTCCCTCATGTTTGAGCATGCTCTCAAGCAACGTTTGGCGATGGGTGGCGGCCCTTCTCTCGGCAGCTTTGATGTCGTCAGGTCCAAGGGCAAAGAAGTCATAGCCCTCATCAGTGGTGGCTTTGTTGGCCAAAAGGTCCTTGGCCGCCTGGGTTATGGCGAGGCGCCTGTAATCATCGTGGGCTGTCTTGCCCGCAGCGCTGGCCTTGCCAAACTTCACGCCGGGCTTGATGGTCACTGAATAAAACTCGTTGGTGCCGAAAGGGGTGTCAAAATCAGTTCTTGCGCCAACACAGTAGGTGTTGTCTGTCCTTAGGCCATAGGGTTGCGTAATGCCGGCTTGGCAGTGGATGACGAGCCTTGCGGTATGCCGGGTGAGGGCAACATAGCACTGACCGTGTACAAGCTGGGCAACAGTCGAGTCGGAGTTGACACAGGTGAGATGGACCTCTCTTTCACGCATCCCCTGTATCTTGGCAACAGTCTGCGCCCCCAGCGCACTCTCATTGGTTCTGGTGAAAGTGATGAGGTCAGGTATTTTGTTCCTCCCAATGGGTCCATGGTCAACAACAACTGATGAGATGAGGGGATTGACGGTGCGCAGGTCGAGTCCCTTGGCCTGGCAGTAAGCAACGATGTCGTTGGGTACAGAGCGGCTGACAGTCAAAATGGTGTCAACATCAACGTACTCGCGCAGAGTGGGTGCCTTGCCCCCTGTGCCATCATTGTAGCCCATCTGAGCCGGGTCGCCGAGCAGTATGATCTCGGGGTTGCGCAACTGAAAGATGAAGCCGGGGTGGACAGCCCACGCTTCATCAACGACAACGGTCTTGTACTTGTCAAGCCCTGAGGCAAGAGCTGCGGCCATAGTCTTGGAGTTGTACTTCAGTTCCTTGTACTCACTGCAGAGCCTGGCGAAGGGTGTCACAACTATGATTTCGCCACGAGGAGGCGTCATGCGCTTGAAGCCCTCAGTCTTCCCAGATCCAGCAACGCCGGTGAGATACTTGAAGGTCACATTGGCCGGTTCCCGGATGTTCTCGGTAGCGGTACCGTGGACCTCTTTGTACTTCTCATGATTGGTTCTGAGGGAGTGTTTGAGGAGGCCTGTGAGGTAATTTAGATCGGAATCGGCGAGAGTCGTGGTGAATTCGCCGTAGCGTGGCTGAGGCATAGGTTTGGGAGAGCCAATGATGTGATTCCTGTAGCAGCCGAGTACCTCGCCGTGATAAGTGCTGAGGTGGCAAGGTTGTAAGGATGCCCTCAGTGCTGCCAAGTGTTCGTTGACGCCGGGTATGGCGTTGCCCTCAACCCACATGTAGGATGTCAAGGCACGGTACAAGTCCGGGTCAGAGGCACAGAGAAGGCCAACGGCCAGGACTGGGTCCTCATCAAATACAACTCTGGCAGGGCAGTTGTAAACGCCCTCGTGGAAGACGTTACTATCGAGACTAACGGTAGGCGTGATGCTTTTGTAGTAGTCAGGCATAGGTGTCACGCTGTGTTCCTGGATGGTATTGCCGTTGTTGTGTATACCACCCCAGACGAGGTAGGCCTCGTAGTTGAGCCTGGAGCTAGTGGTCGGTTTGTAGAAACAGCCTTTGAGGCGGTCACGGGCCACTCGGGCGGCGACAGAGTCGTAGCTGAAGAACTTGCAACAGCCGGACCGGATTTGCTCAAAGAAAGGCAGCAGCTGTTCTATGTAACCATCGTTGTCGCCGGGCTTGCCGCCGTTGCTGTGGACGTTGCAGATGTCGCACACAACGACATCGTAATTGGGCGGAGGCATGTTGGCAATGGTGTCTGCAACATGGTTGTAGGGCACAACCATGGCAGCTGGGCCAGGTATGCTGTCGACGTTGGGTGTAATGAAGCGACAATATTCGGTCCAGGAGCCGGGAGCGGCGCCAACGTCGAGGACCCTGTCCCCCTCCTTGATGATATAGAAGCGGCGCTGGATCTCATCGAGTTTGGTCCAGGCCTTCGAGCAGAAGCAAGCCGCTGAAGGTTTTGGCTCGGGAACAGAGGACAGCTGGTGTTGGTTGTGTGCAGGTCTAGCGGCAACGGGGTGCAAGATGCCCTCTTCGGTGAGAAGCCGTTTGTAGAGCTTGGCCATGATGCCTTTCCTGCCTCCCCAGTCCTTGTTGCCGGTGCCCTCGTAGGACTCGGGAAATTTTGTCAGGGCATCACGAAGGGCCCTGCAGGTACGATATTTCTCCTTGACTGCCACGTACATGACATCAGCCTTCTTCTTGTCCCATTCAGCACTAGATTTGCCTTTGAGGAAGGCCTCAAGGCCCCAAACGCGGTTAGTCCTGGGCGGAGCAACGCCGAGCGCCTCGGCTTTCTTGGTCTTGTACCACTTCTCGTTGCAGTTGTAATCGACGCCCTCTATGGTGATGGTAT